ATTAGTCAAAATTTTGCTTCGACACCACACACAATATTCATACCATCATTAAATGCGACAATTCAATTAGTTAGTCAAACTAGTGGTACACCGGGTGGTGTAGGATTTTATACAACTCCGTTGAACTTTAATGCGGCATTTACATCTCTTCCTTTTGTTTTAGGTTCTTATGCTTATGTAGAAAACTCAACTCAATTTCCGACAACTACTGGTCAAATTTTGAGTGGATCTCCTTCAACAACGGCAATTACAATTTCTAATGTAATTACAACAACTACAGGTGCAACAGGAACAACTTATCTATGTGAGGTATCTTCAATAAATGCTGAAACATTTAGTTATACTGTTTTAAATCCACCTGTTCAAGTACTGACAATAACCAATAATGTAATTACAACAGGAAGTATTTTAAACGGTAATAATTTGTTTGGGGATTTAGTTATCACAAATCAAATTTCAGGAAATACTGGAGGTATAGGATTATATCAAACCTCATCAATACAGCCATCAGTTACAAGTCCATTCATAGTACAAGGTGTAACAATACAAGGTATTGGTTCTCAACAAATTCAAAACAATTTAAATAGTGGTAATTTGTTAATGTTAAACACAACAAACTCCACAATTTTTGAAACACCAGGTTTCGATATTACAAGTTTACAAAGATCTATGAGAATAAGTCCTTGGTCAGTTTTAGTGAGAAATAATAAAAATCCTGAAACATATTTTGTAACACCATCATTTGGGTCTAATATAAATCAAGCAAAATCTGAGGCATTTAAGTTTGGATATATGAAGGAAGAGTTATCTAACAATCCGTCCATGTTTAACGGAAGTGTTAGATTATTTTGGGACACACCACAATTCGGTTGGTTTGATAATTCAAAAGTTGTTAAAAACGATCCTGCAACCTATCTTAAGAAAATTTTATTTAATGAACAAAATCAACAAAACTTTTCTATAAATGGTAAAACATCCGAATATTCTAACTTTGAAGAATTGTTCACAACTTTCGACACATCACTTTTAGATCTTTTGGAATCAGAGTTTTTGAATTTTAGTAGATCAATTTATGATTATGAAGATACATTACCAAACCCATTGGTTCAACAAGAATTGATACCAGGATCACAACAAAGATCTACAGAGGAAACAAATACAGAGAAAGCTTTTAAAAACTTCCAAGCTCTTATGAGAGAACTTATGGTTGTGAATAAACCAACTGGTGATTCTCCTGAGGTAAAGTTGGAAAATGTTCTTACGGAACAAAATCAAAAGTTCCAAACCTTACTTGGTGACTTTATGAATTATGATGTCGCCTTTAGATTTGGTAATCCAAGTAACTTCAATAAAAGATTATTTTATACATTCTCGAGTAAATTTATTGAGGAACCAATTATTTATGGACCTTATGAACAGGGTAACCTTCCACCACAAGTAAGTTTAAGTCAATCTAAAACACAAAACCCCAAAACATGGGAGGCTTTAGAGTATTATGTAGGTACATCAACAATACCACAACTTCAATACAAAAACAACGGATCATACATTACTGATTTCTTTATTGACTTGAATGTTGCGTTTAATGAAAAGAATGTACAAGACTTTGCACCTTTGATTAAAATATATGCATCTCAAAAATTACAAAAACCTAACTTGAATGTTGGTAGTTTTTACACTCTGATGGATACATACATAAATGACTCAGATCTGTACATTGGAAATGTGTTGAATGTTATGTTACCATATGTAAGAAAACAACTCCCAAATGTTTTTGTCACAGGAGATGAAACAGCAACTAGAGCAAATTTAGAAGCTGGTTTCACAGAACAAACAAGAGTAGAACTTTGGGAAACATTTAAGGCTCTGAATGATACATGGATTGCAGGTTTTGATTTTGAAAGTAAAACACTATTTGAAGATGTTTTGTTAGTTGATAGGGCAAGTAGAAATGTTGGTGATAGAGTTTTAGTAGATATCTATGGGATTATAAATCTTTTAGAGGATGGTGCAACCGAAAAAAATCAAGGAAGTAATTCCTACAAGAATACATTACTTGATATGGTTACAACAATATTAGTTGAAAATAACTTTCAGCACTTTATGTTACCGGCATATGTTAACTTTTACAATGTACAAGATGCCGAAAAGAACCCAACACCTAGACCTGATGGTACTCTAGAAGTTGGTAATATGATGTTTGGTACTTACTTAAATGTTGATTACAGACAATCATCACCAAAGTTTTTATGTTATTATGTTAGTAAACCAAGTGAACACCTTAATATGAACGATAATATTGATTACCGATTCAGAGATGATGCATTTGATTTAAGAAGGGCTAGTGATAACCCACTATTGGAAAACTTAAAAAACAAAAACGATTGGGATAAGTCAAATAAAATTGTAGGATTTAATGTGGACCCAACAAGAGAGAACCAACAAATATTTAAATCATTTAGTGTTGCACAAGATCCCGGTAAACCAACTTCAGAATCTTTGGAAATGTTGAATCAAATGGCCAACTTAGGAAAGAACAGAAGGTCAACAACTCAAAATGTTTCATTATACAACTTATATAAAAATAGAAGTTATTCTTGTTCAGTTGACATGATGGGATGTGCCTTGATCCAACCAATGATGTACTTTAATATACGAAATATACCAATGTTCTCTGGACCATATATGATTACTAAAGTTACTCATACAGTGAGTGAAAGTGGATTTGAAACAAAATTTGATGGTACAAGACAACCATTCTATAGTTTACCTACAGTTGAAACTTTCATACAAACTTTGAACGAAAAGTTAGTTTCTCAATTACAGTCAAAAGTTAAAGAAAATGAAGAGATAACAAGAGCAAAATCTGAAAATGTTCAAATCCAAGCTCAGAACACAATTGCTAATTTGGCGTCTGAAGACACTCTAACTAAAAATCAAGATTGTGCGGCACAAATTAATTCAAGTTACGCTGGATTTACTGGAATAGATACACCACAACAAACAACAGTATCAACCAAAGACCTTCTCAAATCCATAGAAGAGGTATTAATTGAAAAAGGACTTTCTCAAACGGGTACAACTTTTGAAGACTTAAGATATATAATATTTAATTTTATTTATGTTGATTCAGGAAACGACAACGGTTCTGGTATCAAAGGTTATGAAAACAACTACAGTACAATAGACCTAACACGAATTTATGGTGACACATTCTTTGAATACATCAATAGAAAATATTATTGTGTGTCAAGAGGAGCTAATCCTAATCTTCCTGTTGTTGCATTTAGATCGATAAAAGACTTTATAAGATTTGTTTATTCACGAGTTGGTAACATACCAAGATATCTGGCAAATGACATTGACGACTTCTTAGGTACTCCTGAAGTAAAACTAACACAAGCATTAGCTAAAGAATATGTTTTATACTATCCTGTAACTCAAAACGAAAATGTTTACGGTCAAATTGTCAAAGATGTGGATCAATACAAAAAACTCTTAGATGAATTTGTTAACTCAGCATTGGTATTCGATGCAATTTTAAAACAATGATGATATTTATAAATAAAATTACTTATGAGCGTAAAATTAATATTAGATAACTACTTGGGTAAAAACACAAGAGTTTCGGAAAAAGATATGGGTGACGGTACTAAACAAGTTTGTGATTTAGATACTGGTGATTGCTACACAGTTAGAATGAAAGACGGTCTAATCGAAAGAGTTGATAATACCATGAAAACATTCAGAAAAATTCAAGTTGAAACCAACAAGGGTATAAAAACACTTTTAAACGGATAAAAATGAAAATAGACGAAAAAATTTTAAACGAGATATCACGATATAATCAAATTAACAAATACATTTTTGAACAAGATGTTCCACCACCACCCGCAGATCCAGCGGCAGGAGCACCACCGGCAGATCCGGCAGCGGCAGGAGCACCACCGGCAGATCCCGCAGCAGGAGGAGCAACTCCACCCCCACCACCAGCACCCGCAGAAGGAGCACCTGTAGATGTTGCTAATGATCCTGATGTTGAAGAAGTTTCACCTGAAGGAGAAGGTGGAGAAGAAGGTGATGTTGAAGAACTTGATATTACTGATTTGGTAGATAGCCAAAAGACTATGGCCGATAAACAAGAGGAATATTTTGAAAACCTATTCAACCAAATTAAAACCATGGAAGAAAAATTGGCGGAGATGGATTCAATAGTTCAAAAAATTGATATCATTGATGCTAAAGTTGAGAAGTACAGACCTAAAACGGCACAAGAAAAACTTGAACTAAGATCGTTAGATTCAGGTCCATTTAAAGAAAAACTATCAGATTTTTTCAGAGATAAAGAAGAAGAAATGGAAAGATCAGGTAAAAATGAATATGTTCTAACTAAAGATGAAGTTGAAAATTACAGTCCTTCAGAAATAGAACAATCATTTAACGAACCTATGGAAGACGAAGACGACATTTTATTAAACAGATATAATTCATAAAGTTTAAGGTCGATAATTTCGACCTTAAATTTTTTTTACTGACACTATTTGACTATAACTTTTTATACAATTATAATTTTAACACATAAACTCTAAATTTTTAAAACATGGCGACAAATTCATTAGACGCAGTACTTGCACAGTACGAAAAATCACAAAGTAGTTCTAACACTACAAACAAAATGTCTTCAGAAGACCGAATGAAAAAATACTTTGCGGCTCTCTTGAAAGATAATGAAAAACAAGGACAGAGAAAAATTCGAATCCTACCTACAACCGACGGATCTTCACCATTCAAAGAAGTATGGTTCCATGAAGTCCAAGTAGACGGTAAATGGCAAAAGTTTTATGATCCAGCTAAAAACGACAATGAGCGTTCACCTTTGAATGAGGTTTACGAAGAACTTATGTCAACTGGAAAAGAATCTGACAAACAATTGGCAACACAATACAGATCTCGTAAGTTCTACATCGTAAAGGTTATCGATCGTGATAACGAACAAGACGGTGTTAAATTTTGGAGATTTAAACACAACTACAAACAAGAAGGGATCCTTGATAAAATTATTCCTATTTGGAAAGCAAAAGGAGATATCACAGATCCTGACAATGGTCGCGATTTGATCCTTGAATTAACAAAGGCCAAAACACCAAAAGGGGCTACTTATACAGTAATCCAAACTGTTATGTATGATGACCCATCTCCAATATCAGACGATTCAGACCAAATGGCTGAGTGGGTTGGTGATGAAATGTCTTGGGAAGATGTTTATTCTAAAAAACCTGTAGAATACCTTGAAGCAATCGCTCGTGGAGAAACTCCAAGATGGGATTCCGAAAAGGGTGGATATGTTTACTCAAACGATGAAACATCTGAAGTTTCTATGGGAGGATCAAAATCAGTATCAATTACTGAGGTTGAAGATCCACAAGCAAATGACGAAGTAGACGAAGAATTACCATTCTAATTTAATTACAAAAAGTATAACGGGAGCAGTTTATTGTTCCCGTTTTTTTATCTATATTTTATAGTACAAATACTCAAAACATGGCACTTAAAAAGAACGACTTTAGTTCGTTGAAGAAAAAGTTCTCTTCGGACGCAAAATATAAACCGCAAAGATTTTTTGATCTTGGTCCTGAATTTTTGGATGCGGTAGGATTACCTGGCCCTGCTATCGGACATCTTAATATGTTATTAGGTCACTCTGATACAGGTAAAACAACAGCTCTTATTAAAACAGCAGTTGATGCTCAAAAGAAAGGGATTCTTCCTGTATTCATTATTACAGAACAAAAATGGTCTTTCGATCACTCAAAAATAATGGGGTTTGAATGTGATGAAGTAGTTGATGAAGAAACAGGTGAATTAACTTGGGACGGATTCTTTTTGTTCAATAACAACTTTAGTTATATCGAACAAATTACTGATTACATTAACGATCTATTGGACGCACAAGAAAAAGGTGAATTAGATTATTCACTTTGTATTATGTGGGATTCAGTTGGGTCAGTTCCTTGTAAAATGACTTACGAGGGTAAAGGAGGTAAACAACACAATGCAAGTGTTTTAGCCGACAAAATTGGTATGGGTATTAACCAAAGAATTTCAGGATCTCGTAAAGCAGATTCTAAATATGAAAATACCTTAATCATTGTTAATCAACCTTGGGTAGAATTACCTGACAATCCATTTGGTCAACCTAAGATCAAAGCAAAAGGTGGTGAAGCAATTTGGTTAAACTCTTCTTTGGTATTTTTATTTGGTAATCAAAAAGGTGCTGGTACAACAAAGATCACGGCAACAAAAGATAAGAGAACTGTGAAGTTCGCTTCAAGAACAAAAGTGTCGGTTATGAAAAACCACATCAATGGTCTTGGTTTTGAAGACGGAAGAATTATTGTGACCCCACACGGATTCCTACCTGGTAAAGATACTGCAGAAGAAAAGGCTTCAATAGAAAAGTATAAAAAAGAATATGCAGACTATTGGAAGGATATAATTGGAGTTGATGGTG